CCCCTGTACGTGGCTGTGAGGCTCTCATACGTGTGCTGTTGAACTGCGAAGTCTTGTGCTTGTGACATTGTCTGCACAAGGGTTGGACGTTGTCGATCGTGTTAGTCCCACCTGCTGCTATTTCGATAATGTGATCTACCTCGGTTGCCCGGTCTCCACAGTACAGACACATCCTGCCCCATACCCGAAAGCAAGCAATCCGTAAATCTCGCCATTGGGTGCTGTTGCCCCGTACTCCTGGTTTACTCAAGATGACCAGCCAATACGTTGTATGCGTGTATCAAACCACGTTGATATTGGTAATTAGACGGGTGCAATTCCAATACTAAATCCATCAGCTGATCCAATCTTGTTTTGTATGTTTTTTCAATAATGCTGGCTAACTCTTTAGCATCCTTAACTTGTTCTTGTAGTTGTGTGTGATCTCTGCTCAAGTGTTCAACGTGTGCAATGTAGTCAAGCAACTCGGAATGTCTAACTTGTACGTATTCGGCCATGATTTGATTGTAAGTCAGTTGCAAGTAATTCACACCGGTTTGGTTAGTGGGCAGGGAATGGCATTGTTCCAGCCATTCACACCGTATGTGGAAGCGGTATTGATCATGGGTGCATCTCTGCACAATTGCGCCATTTGGCTCACTGCATTGGTCTATCACTGCCAGGCAATTCGTTTTGGCAGCTGCTCATAAGCCTCACCCTGCGTTGTATTTGTAGGGTTTTGCATGGTCTGATCTCCATGCAAGTAATACTCCATCAGACGGAGGTTTAGCCGATTGATTAGTCGGCCATCAGTTAGACTCATGACTAGAGCGTGGGTGCTTGAGACTGTAACACAGTCATGGCGACACGTCACTATGTTTCTTGGCTTAGTGGCGTGTCGCTTCTTTTTTCTAATCAAACAATGTTGCCATTTCTTTATCAAAGACTTTTGGATCAGCCCGTTGCAACACATAATCATAATTAGGGCATAGATGCCTTGGAGTGACCCATTTAGGTTTGACCGGCATCAAGTCTGCCATGTGTATCTCGTGCGTGTACCTATCTATCACCAGCCCCTGGCAACCCTCGTAATACTCAACCCGGCTGTGTACTTCGTAGGCCCAGTCAGTCTGCCAATACAGTAATGCGCCACAATTTTTGCATGGACTCATGGCAACTGTTGCTCGCTTATCTTTTCCAAATACTTATCCCACTGGCCACAACAATGCGTGACCCATAGTCGCTCATTGGTGTCAATGTCCACGCCTAGATCAACTGGCTCAAGTATGTTGGCACACTCGGGGCATGATGTGGGCAGGTGTTGTGCAGCTGCTCGATGGCCTTGGATCTTGCGCTCAATGCTTTGCCAAACCTCATCAGTCATCAATTAACCCCAAAATCATTCAAAAGTTTTATAAGTTCAGGGTGGGTCATTCCGTTTTTTTTCTTGGTGAGACCATGTCCCTCAAGCACCATCACTCTGTCCTCGATCAACTGCACTGCATTCTGTTGGTACTGCATTGCATCCACCATTGCTTGCATTGCTGTTGTAAGACTCCTAATAATTGCCAATAAATCCTGTGCATCATCCACGTTGTTGCCACCTCTCACAAAAGCCACACGGCTTGCCTATGTAATACCACGCGCCACAGGTGCAGCGCATAATGCTTGTCTCAGTCATGGTCTGTTCAAAACTATTACGATCCAGGCACAAGCAATGCAGATCCATTGCGTTATGTCTGTGTTAGTCATTCCATAGCCTGGTCTGCTCAATAACTTGTCCGCCTCGCCATACTGCCAGCATTCTGCGATGGCTTGACTTACGGTCGGCCGGTCGCTCGCCACATCGCCAAATCATGTTTGATCTAGCCACTGTGTTAAAAGCCGCGCCAATGACTTTGCCTGAGCCACTGGGTGCGCCTATCTCTGCCACTACATCCTCAGCTGTAAAAGGTCGGCCAGTGCGTGCAAAGTTTTTAATGCAAATTACGGCCTCATTGTGCCAATTAAGTTGTGATTCCTTGGCAAGAATGATGCCCTCGACCATTGCCTCAACTGCCTGGTGTCTGCATAATGCACAGAATCTAGGTGATGTTGCGCCATGCTCACATAACTCATCCATCGTGATCCTCCAGCGCATTCTCCAACAATGTAATCCAGTAACCATGTGTGCCATTGTTTGACTTCATAGAGGCAACTATTTCAAATACGCGCTCAGCCAATAACGGGCAGGCACAATGGCAATGATCGCTGTGCAATGGATGTGTCATGAGCGATCCCAAATTGGCTCACACTTATCGCCTACGCCGCCAGCACCACAAACCCAGCCGCCATAAGGATCGCCATTTTTCTTTAGACCTGTCTTGCGTGTCATTTGCCCATGTTGGCATTCTGGCGCGATTGATCCGCTTGGCTGTGCCTCCAATGCCCATGGGTCAGCCTCCATTGGCTTAGTTATTTTTGGCCCAGGTGCTTGGCGATCTTTAGCAGCTTGTACCTCTTGCTTGCTTGCAATGCCCTTGGATAGTCCAATGCCTAACGATCCAACTGCCCTGCCCCAACAACTGGTCTCAAGGTTTTGGATCTCTGAGCCTTTTGAGTAGGGAGTCTTGCCCTCGAACAATTCAGCAGCTGTGCCAATGCCTGGACGTGTGTCCTCGGGTGTGCGGTAGGCCTTGGCCATGCCCCACATCATTTGTGGATTGCCTGGCAGTACTCCCATAAACTCAAATTGAATTGAGCCAGTTGGGTACATTGCATAGAACATAGTTAGTCGCTCTTGCACTGTTGTGTAGCCCTCTAGATCGAAACTCATAGCGACCAGCCCTCACGCTGCATCTGTTCTTCAATGGTCTCGCCATTGAGCCAACGATCTCGCAATTGTTGCTGATGTGCTTGCTCAGCTCTAATTCCTACCCACATGCCAATTGCAAAACTAAAAATGCATAGCATCAGTGTGAATCCGTTAAAAAACATGCCCTGTCCTTTGTTTGTTATTTTTCGAGATCGCTTGCCTTAAAGCGTTTAACGCCGCCAATGCGCTTTGGCTTTAGTTGCCCGGTCTGTTCCCACCTGCGTAGCGTGCGCTCAGATACCTGCAACTGTTGTGCCACTTGCTTGGCTGTCAAATACTTTTCCGTCATGTAATCTCCTTATGGTCAGAGTAGGACAAAAGCGGACACACGTCAATAGGTTATGGGCGTGTGTCGTGATGATAAATGTGGCTCTCTAGCATGTCTTTGAGGTCATCTACCTTATCTACCAAGTCGTTTAATGATCGTCCACCGTTTGCGCCAGGGGCTATCTGAGCCGTTGCAGTGTCTATGTATAACTTGATCGGCTTAACTATTGCCCACTTGATAAACATCCCAAACAAGGTTGCCACTGCGATAAGTGAGGCAGCTGCTTGGCCAACCTCAATCAGGATCATTGTTTTTTCTTAATTACTGGGGCAACTACTTTGGCTTTGGCCTTGGTTGCAAGTTTTGCAGGCTTAATACCGATCAATGGACTCAAATCCATGTCACTGCCTAGACTCCAGCGTATGTGATTGCGTAGTTCAACGTGTAGATGTGGGCCCGTGGAATTGCCTGTACTACCAGACTTAGCAATTACCTGATTTGCCTTAACTTTGTCACCAGGCTTTGCAAGTGTGGCTGATAGGTGTGCATAGATGATCCAGCCGCCATCAATCTGGCACACTAACGCCACACCATAACTGCGACCCCAATTTGCATTAACGATTGTGCCGTCAGTAATTGCAAGCACATCAGTACCCGTTGGCACTGCGTAGTCAATGCCAGTGTGATAACCCTTTGACCACATACGGCCTAATTTCTTGTATGGCGTGCTAGGTAACTGGCCTCTAATTGGGGATGGCATTATTTGCTGTTTTTGCCGTAGCGCGTATCTGCTGGATTAAGCCAGGCAATAAGTATCGGCAGGGATGATGACAAAGACAATGCCAGTGCCGGGTGCAGGTTTAGATCGCCCGAGTTCATCAAAACCCAACCCAACACACCTGCTGCTAATACTCGACTAAACGCTGCCAATGGTGACTTGGCAAACCATGCTAGGAATTGACTCATAGCGCGGCAATCTCCTCAGCTGATAACCCAAGGGCTGCCAGTTTTGCCAGTGCGCTGGCTCGTGCTGCCGCCTTTGCATCAATCTCATCTTGTATTGCTTTTGCTGCGGCTTGGTCTTTTGTGCGTTGTGCTTTAAAGGCTGTTAGGTCTGCGCCTGTCAATTCCACGCGCTCGCCGTCAATACCTACATAAATCTTTTCTGCTGTTGCCATTAGTTTTCAACTCCATAAACTCTTACTGTTCCCGAAATAGTAGAACTATCAGGAAAAATTGAAAAACCGGTAAATGATGTAGTTGCTAAAAACGCCGTTTGTAACATTCCGCCCGCCCAGGGTGCTGCACCGCTAGCACTTGACATATTATGCAGACCAAGCATTTTAGTTCTTGCAGATAAAAAGGGACCAAAAGTTGTAACATTGACAGAATTTTCAGAATTAGCCCCATCCGAAGATGTTAAAAAGATTGAAGATCCTGCGTTGGCAACTACCGAAGCGTAAGCGGTAGAACCAGTACTAGATAATTGTGTGTGATAGGCGTAATTACTTGTTGTATTATCTGCCCCACTTACGCGATATCTAAATCTTATAACTTGAGCACCTTGATTGTCTAAATCCATCAAAATAACATAATTATCATATGTTGCACTAAAGACGTCATTAAAAGATTGACTTGAAACCGCGCCAAATGTAGTTGCGTTTATTAAGGATAAAGCGCTACTAGGCAGGCCAAAGACTGTTGCGTCTATTGCATCGCCAAGGTCTTCTATAGCCGTTGCGCCGTCTTTAACTAGGTCGGTGCTAGTTGGTACTGGCCAACCGTAATTAGGTGTAGTTGTTGCCATTTATAGATCCTGCCATTCGTCTGTAATAGGAGTATAACTCGCCCAAGTAGTGGTTACAGGGATCTGGAACCAGTTTAGATTTGGGTAAGTTTCGGTCTGTGTGGAAAGCGTTAAAGTGAGATCGGCTGTGTATCGGGTTAGTTGCCAATTAATGCCCTCAACATAGCCTTGGAAAGTTGTCCCAAAAACTGCTGGCAGTGCTGCCGTAGTTATCAGAGTGGACACATGAGCCGCGATTAGCGCGTTTCGCGTTGCATTGCCCATTGTTGGTGTGTGCAGTGGCAGGCTAATTGTCTCTGGGTACATTCTTGGGTACGCCCGAGATGCCACAAAGTCCTCAGCCTGCTGCAAGGCATCGGCTGCATTGTGCAAAACAGTTGCTCGGCTGCCTGATTGCTGACCATACAAGAATATGGATGTGCCATCGCTGAAAGTCTCAGTGCCTGCCCGATAAGTCACGCTGGCATCGTTTACGATTTCCGACCATTGCGCGGCAGTGCGTAAGCCTTTGGAGTTAATGTCATCGGCAGTAAGTGCCAAGGCCGTCTCAGCTGATCGGCTTGCGAAATCGTCATAAAACAATTCGCCCGTTGGCCCTTCATACAAAACACCTCGACCAGACTGTGCGGCGATCTGCACAAGGCTTAGTGCATTTGCTTCGCCATCGTTATAGAGTTCAAGTTCAAATTGTCCAGGCTGATCTATGTCAGTTACCAGGTTGGCAACTAATGCCTCAGCCACGCCATCAAATGAGTCCCATGTGGCCACTGCTGGCAGCTCGGCCCATGTAATCGTTGGCCCAATGTCCTCCCAGGCTGTTAGGAATACCTCGCTGAGAATGTTAAAAATTCGAGTGCCGTCAAATTCTTTGGCATAGTTCAAGCCACCAGCAAGCCTGCGATTAAGTTGTGCCAATGGGCCAACGGCTGTTATGGAGTATTGAGCAATTGATCCGATTGAGCCGTACTGACTTAGCGATATGTCAATGTCTGAAACTGTGCCGCCAAAGATTGTTTGGTCCACCCCGGCAGTGTCTTTAATCTTGATTAGTACTGGCTGTGATAACTCAATCGCCAATGGCGTATCTGCATCAGTGACCAGGTTGATGCTTGCATAGCCTGGCTGAGGCTGTTCCATAATGTCGCGCCGACCCATTGAGATTGAAATACTGCTCAAAGTGTCATCGGCGTAAGCCACACCATTAAAAGTAACTGATGGATATGGCGTGTAAGTTGTCACAGGTTAGCCCCAACTAAGTTGATAGGGCCTGTTCGCCTTGCGCTGTCTTGTAGCAGCTTCTCGATTGATCGCCTGGCTGACTCAGCATCAATGATGCCGTTGAGGTTGATGATGGTCTGGCCGCCGCCGCCACCTGATCGGACAGATCCCGATCCACCTGGGTAAAAGATCTCTGGACCAAATTCACCAACGCGCACTGCATCGCCGCTCATTACTGAGCCACCTGCTGCCCTGCTCTTTTTTGGGATTGGATTTGTTAATCGGTTAAAAAATGCTGCTGGTCCAAGCACGTTGTTTATTGCATTATTAACTGGGGCTAAGAATGATAAAGCATCCTTGGCTTTTGCATAGGCCGCTTGAATGCGATCAATAGCATCTGCAATTCCATTTAGGGCATTAGCAAAAGTTTGCAGTCCCGTAGTTGCACCGGGCTCATCAGTGACAATTGTTCCAAATAATCTTGCAAACGCATCGGCAGTATTTTGCAAAGCCAAGCCTAAGTTGTACGCGCCGCCGCCTTGCCCGTCATAAACCCCAGCAAGTTCCCTGGCTCGCTCGGTTAAGCCTTGTGGATCATCGCCGCCAATGGCTTTAGCCATCATGTTTAGGTTTTCAAGAAATAGTCCAATGACTGGCAGTAATGCCACGCCAATGCCCTCTTTAAGTTCCCCAACGCGCTCAGTTACGATTGCCAACTGGCCAGCATAAGTTTCAGTGTTTGCTTGAGCCGCGCCGCCAAATAGTTTGACCAATTCAGCCTGGACTAAATTAAAATCGCCAGACTTTTTGATCGCATCATCTAACGGAATGCCCAACTTAGTAAGTGCCCCGATGTTTCCGTTATAGGCCTTGGCAAGTGTTAGCGATACGGTCTCAAGATCTTTGCCTGTAGCAGCTGCAATATCCATTGCAAGGTTGGTAAGTTGCTGGGCTTTGCCCACATCGCCAGTGGCTCGGGCTAGGTTTGCAAGTGCCGGGCGTAATTTTGTATCTGCCACACCAAAGGCCAACTGTTGCTTGGTGATGTAATCCTCGGTGGACTTGATCTGTGCATCGGTGGCGTTAGTCGTATTTTTTAAAGCAATGGCAAGTTGTTTTTGTGATGCCTCATCCTCAACGGCTGCCTTAACTGCATCAATGCCCAATTTAATTGCATACGCGCCAGCAGCTGCGCCAGCAACTGCAAAGGACTTGGCCATTGCCTTGGAGTATTTGCTTATCTGGCTGCTGAATGACTTGGTGGCATTGTCTGCCTGATCCATGCCTCTTAAAAATTTATCAACATCGGCAAGTAATGAAAGTTTAAGTGTTCTAACGTCAGCCATTATGGTGTCCTAGCCCAGTTGTCTAATACTTTGTTTACTGCCTCAAACCATTTTCTTTTGATCTCTGGTTGCATTGCTTTAAGTGTTGGAAAAATCCAATAACCTGTATTGCCGCGACCCTCTCGGGATGTGCGAGGTGGAAAGCGATAGCCACCATTGGGGAATGCGTTAGCGTTGCCGAAAGCGTTACGATCGCCACCAAACTCATTTCCAAACAATAACTGGCCAGCATTTGCGCCACCTGACACACGACCCTTGCCACCGCCTACATACACAGTAGGCACACGATCTCGGGCTGCTCTTACAGTCTCAGCCACAATCCTTGCTTGCTTTGGATAGTACGGGTGTGCAAATCCTGCCTGTTGTATTCCTGTGGCAGTCCATGAGCTGATTGAGTACACATCATCTTTGAGTTGCAGTTGTGATTCTTTTTCCATCAGGTTTAGCACTTTTAGCAGTCCGCGATAATCGGCAAGGTCTGGCCGGACAGTAATCGTGGTGCGAGTTTCAGCCACTGTGTCCATTCCTTTCCCGTATCAGCGTGATTGCTGTGTTAATGTCTGCGAGCGACCAAGTCATCAAATCTGCCAAAGGTATGCCACTGGATACTGCTATCCGTACGAGTGCATCCCTTAACTCTCTTTTGGGCTGTCCTCGATCACCTCAAAGGTCTCAAACTCATTGATAACCCACGTTTGCTGACTTGGTAACTTCGTATTGCCTGCGGCTTTAGCGGCCTTGTAGAGCATGCAAGTTATTACGTCTAACGATCCCTGGCTCATCTTGTCGGCTGCCTGGCTGACTGTATAACCGAGTTCTCGCTCGATCTCAACCCATAGCCAGGCTGACTCATCGCTCACTATGTAGTTATTGCCCTGTTTTGTTGTGACGTTGTATTTCATAAGGTTTGCCCTGTTCTCTTAGTTATGCTCTGGAAACTGATCCATCCTCAACAATGAAGCTGAGTGAGGTTGTAAGTACGTCAGTGGCCGCGCCACCAACTGTTGGAAATACTGGGAATAGATTGCCAGTAAATGTGTCACCGTTTACATCAAATGAGAATGCTAACGATGTGTCTGGACTGGCTTTTGCTGCATCCCATAGCGCGGAAATAATGCCGGCCGATGCTGTGTCATCAAGGTACAACTCCACATTGAGTGTGGCTGTGCGATCTACGGTCTTGTAAGCGCGACCCGATAGCACCTCAAGCACTTGCTGGTTGTTTTCCATTTCAAGGGTTACAGTGCTTGCTTGATCGGCATACGATACCGAGTTAATGCTTAGGGTTAAATTACGGCCCGTTATGTATGTTGCTGGCATTTTATGCCTTTCCTAGTTAGTTGTAACCATCTCAATGGAGAGTTGGCTGATTAGCATGTCGGAGTTTCCGATTTGCTGGACTGTTGGCTGTGACCATCCCCCAAGGAATGAGATGTTATTAGATAACAAGTCAGTAACGGAGAATATTAAAGTTTCAATGTTGGCCAGTGCTGCTTGGTTGTCGGCTGCGTTGACAATTACTGTGATGTCAAAGCGCACATTGCACCTAGCACCGCCGATTGCTGACACTGTGATGTATGGCGATCCAGGCACTAGGACAATGGCTGGTGGCGTTATGTTTTCATTTGGCCATGCATAAACTACTCGCCCAGCAGCTGCAAGAGTTGCGGCAAGGCTTGCGCGGTATGTGGCTAGATTAGCCAAGGTAGCCTCTGGTATCTAAGTGCTTGCCAAGTAAGCCTGAAACTCTGGTGAGCATTGAGCGACCTAAGCGATACGGGGCAGGGCTTTGAAAGTCCACACCTTGTTGACCAAGTGTGCCTGTGCGTGTGATCCAAATGTCGCAAGCAACTGCCAATGCAGCTTCTCGGACTTCTGGGGTTGTGTCGTACAAGGTTGCCTGGCTGGTTAGCACTGCTCGACCGTTAGGTATAACCATGCGCTTTGTTATGTCTGCATTGGTGATTGCAGCTGTAAAAAATGTAACCCCAAATTCGTCAGTGCCTGTGGTTGTAACTGTGCGCGATCCGTCAAAAGGTGCGCCACACTTGCTGACTGTCAAGGCTTGGCCAACCACAAATGTGTTGTCGTAGCAATAAAACTTGGCAACGTTGCTAGTCAGAGATACGCCTTTAATGGCTACATCGTCAAAGATTAAATAAGACAGGATTATGTTCTCGGCACTATCGGCGCAAGCCTGCACAATGGCATCGGCGTAAATGTCGCCAATTCCTAAAACTGCTTTGAGTTCACTCAAAGTAATTAGTGCCATTGTTTAATCCTTATCTGGGTGGGTGTGTGGGGGACACAGGGCCGCATCCCCCACACTCTTAACTAACGCTGACTAGGTCAGGTTAAAGCGACGGACTCCACCGGCAACAATTACTTTGGTGGCCATGTAGCCGTAAAGCATTGTTTCGATTTCGCCAGTTGTAACCACGTTGGTTGAAAGCTGTAATACTGGGCTTTCGTAAATGGCTACGGATGATGGCACAACAATAAATGCTGATTCATCAATGTCTGTGGACACTGCCTTGTTAGACACGAACAGGTCTAGGCCCATTACGTTGCCGCGAAGTGACTGCGTGCCAACTGCGCCTGCTGCGTTTTGTGGCTGTGATGCACTGAATATTGGTCGCTTGGATGAATCCTGTGCGCCAATTAGCAATGACCATTGGGATGTGCCAGCAATGTAGCGTGTGGCTAGTTCGCCAGTTGCAAGGTATGCAGCTGGTGCTTCAGTCTTGACATAGGCGACGATTCCATCAACAGATGCGGCCTGTGCAGTTGCCTGCGTGCCACTTGCTGTTAATTCGGCAATAACTGCGGCTTCAGTTGCCTGAGCGTAAACTCGGCGCATGTTGTCCAGCATTGCTGCATAGAAACTTGGATCAGCGCGGTCAAATAATTCAACAGAGTAACGCTGCATGCCCTTGTAGGCTTTGACAGTTGCATCAACATAAGCCGACACGATGCCGGTCTCTGATGGTCCTGCACCCTCGGCTGTTTCAGCAACTGATCCTGATGTGGTGATCTTTGGAATGGATACGGTCATGCCAGCGTTAGGCAGTGCGCGTGTACCAATTGCATCAATCGCGCCGCGTGCGCCGATCTGTGTATCTACAACTGTGGACACATACTGCACTGGCTTAAATGCTGGGTTGGTTGTAAATGAATCATCAGCAGCTGTTAGATGCTTTGCATCCTCGGCCTTGGCGTGCATGATCCACTGTGCGCTTTCGCTGTTTCCTCTTTGCGCTTTGATTGAGTGCTCTAGGAAATGAGCCTGAGTCTTGATTGGTGAGCGCGGCTTGGTGTAAGCCACTGGGGATGCAGCATGAACAACAGCGGCTGCTGTTACTTCATCTGCAACTGGTGTTGTTACTTCGTCCACTGTATTCTCCTGTGGTTCATCCTCGGCAGGGATTTCTGCTTCGGTGGTTTCTGGGGTTTCCTCGGTAGCTGCTACCTCAAGGATTTGGGCATCTTTAAAGGCTGGATTAGTTACATGGGCTACGGCTTCAAGATTTGCTGAGGCCACGACCATAACGCCCTTTTCGATCGTGTACTCATTGACTTTGGCCTCAATGCTAAAGGCTGGGCGTAATCCCTCGGCGGCTTCGACCAACGCATCATTGCCAGCGTTAGTTGGCGCAATTTTAAAGGCCATTGAAATACCTGCCGGGCTAACTTCTAATGAATCGCCAATGCCACGACCTAGTGGGCGTGTGCGATCATGCTCTGCGTTGAGAATAATTTGGCTTGGATCAATGTCACCAAATGCGCCAAACTCAAAACGCACTGGGCCAGCCGATGTATTTCCGCTGACATTAAACGGCACAACCAAGCCTTTGATAGTTCTGGTCTCGACATTTGCGGCCAGGATCTGGCCCTCAAAATTAAGTTGCATTTGTTTCATTTCCTCTCGGTGCTAATTCCATCTCTTCACGGGCCTCATCAACATTGATGATGCCTGCTGCAAGCATTCGCTCTAGGACTTCGATCTGTTCCAACGGGTTGCCACGCAAGTAATCATCTAAATCAAATTTGACCACTGAGCCACGCGGCGTTAGATCATTCATGCTTAGTCGCTCAGAAATGCAAGCCATGTATGGCTTGAGGCTAAAGTCCACAAGGCTTCGGCGCTCTTGACTTACGTTTGAATAAGTCGCGCTGGCTGACTCGGCGTTAATGTACCAGGCAGGGATGTTGCACAATCTAGCAATTTCGGCGGCTGTGTTTAGCCTGGACTCGGTCAGCTGCATTTGCCCGGCATCGTAGCCAAAGGTAGTAACATCCAACGGGCCAGATAGGTAAGCCGTTGCCCGTTGTGATCGTGCTAATTTCCATTGAGCCAAAAGGCTGGACACTTGCTCGGGTGGCAGATCCACGCCAGTGTTTTTGATTACCATTGTTGGGTTAGGCTCGGCGGCCATTCGGCTTACTGCCATCTCAAGTTCTAAGGCTGTGCGTATTGTTCTGCCGCCACGATTAAGCAAACCCTCATCCACGCCGCTAAACATGATCAAAGATCCCACGCCAGACGATGGGCACAAATTGCCGTCTAAATAAAAGCCGTTAAGAATTTCGTCAGTTTGCAGATCAGTTGTAAAAGTTACCCGAGTTGGATCAATGCGGCGGCAAGCAATTGGCCTGCCATCCTCTGGGCTGACTTCTAAGACAAGCCAGAACGCGTGACCCTTGAAAAGAATGTCCTCTACGGTCCAACACATCGTGATAATTCTGGGTAGTGCTGGGTCAGGCTGTTTTAGTAGTGGCCTGCCCTCAATTTTTGCGCCAGTCACTTCGTTGTAAGAATGTAGACCAAGTTCACCGATAGTGCCACAGATTATGTTGCGAGCGCGGGCCACAGCTGGTACTTGCATGGCATCGCCGCGATTGATTCCAAAGGCTTGGAATGGGCTAAAAGAATCTTGGTAATAAGGGATTGCTAAATTTGCCTTGGCTTGGATCTGTGGCTTTTGAGCCGATGAGCCAAACAAAAAATCTACAAATCCCATTTTGTAATTACAACACAATAAATGGCATATGTTTAATTTTGTCCGAGGTTGTCTGACTGTTGCGCGTGTTGTCCTATGCGCTGATAATGCTCACGCTTTGTTGTGGCTCGGTTGCGTGACCCACTGCCATAACTAAAGCAATTGCAGCTGTGATTGGGACTTGAGCCGCACGCCTAGCAATACGCCAGCCACCATCGGATGCAGGCCGTCTTGCACAACTGACCAAGTGGCTGTGCATTGTCTCTTGCGCTGGGTGAAATAGTTGGCGCGACTGCATCGCATTCATAGCCTGATCGCACATAATTGAGAAGTTGGCAGAATTCCAAGGTGTCGGCGATGTAGGAATTCCAGCCTGGGCAAGTCTTGGCGCAATGTATCCAGCAGTGTTTGGATCATAGGCCAGCACTCTCGGCCGGTATCGGCGTGTCAGTGTGGCAATCTCTCCAGCTAGTTCTAGATCATTTATGCCGCCCTCTTTTTTCCATTCGTGCAGGAATACGCCATACCCGTTGTCTCGCTTTTGCAATGTGACAAGGCAGGCCAACTCACGATTAAAATTGAGATCCATTGCCATCCAAGTCGGCAAGCCATCCTCCAGCGCAATATCTTGCTCGCACTCATTCCATACCTGCATTGGCCAAGGTGAATCAATAGCATCAACCCACATTGACAGTGACTCAGTCTTGAAAGCATCAGGGCTATCAAAGGTTGCTGCATCTTTAATGTTTTGCACATTGATAGTTATGCCCAAGGCAGGGTTGGCCATTTTCCAAGCCTCAACATCATCAACGGCCGAGCCTGCTGGTGCGCTGTATTCGTAGTAACCCATTCGATCACTTGTAAAAGTCAAAGCCCGGCGGCGTTGCTCGTTTAGCACATTGCTGGTCAAGTCCCCTGCGTTACTTGTCCAAAACACTTGCGCGTTAGGTCTGGCTCGGGTGATCGGAGTTACGGCTGCCCAGGTTGCCTCATCAATCTCTCGGAGTTCATCAACATAAAGCAAGTCAGCTGACGAGCCACGCGGCCCCTCACTTGTAGCTGCTCGAATCGAGTACTTGCGTATGCGCTCACATTTGCCGTCACAGTTTTTGGGGTAGTGATGGCAGTAAACCTCTAACTCCTCCTGGCCATTAGTACGGCTGACTCGCTTAATCCTTTTGCGCATCCAGTCCAGGCTCTCGGCCATATCAACTGTTTGTTTAAATGTGTCCAGTGATAGTTGCCTGGTCTGGCTCATTGCTATTGCATTCTTTTCGCCAAAGATGTACAGGCCAGCAAGTATGCGCATGCGCATCATGTGAGTCTTTCCGTTTTGTCTCGCACAGAGCAACCCGACCTGAGACCTAGCCCAATTTCCGTTAGGCAAGATTTGCAACGCATCATCTAAAACATAAGACTGCCAAGGCAGTAATGGGACACCTAACTCATCAGCGAGCGCGGCCACCACTGGCCCTGCCGTTGGCAGGTTTAGGCTTTTGCTTTGTATCCTTGGTTTCGAGTAGCCGTAAATAGTTGCCGACATGGTTTGTCCCGTCATTTTCCTCGCCCTGTTTTCCTTGTGTTCTAGTTTCGACCGTCAAGTGCAGCTGTTGCAACACTTGCAAATACTTTGCGGCCAATGGTGTTGCCTCTTTGAGTTCGCCCATGTCAAAAGCCGTATCTAATGCCATCGCAATGCGCCGGGCCAATGTAAGTGCTGCAACATCAGTTGGCGCGATCCAGTTTGCTACGCCGATTGCAGAATTCAACGATAGGTAGCAGTTCATTGGTTTATTGTCTGGCTGTTCTGTTTTGTTTTGGGTCATGACCTAGGGCTTTCGGTTGTGGGCGGATCTAATCGGATC